CAGCAGACCCACGTCCCATTCCCATATAATAGCCTTGACTCCGTCCGAAACGAAGAAGGTCCCAGACAATCAAGAAATAATCATCAAAGCCCATCTGGTGAATAATGTCTAATTCATGCTCCAGACGTTCTTGATAGACCGGACTGGTCAAATTCTTTCGAAGAAGACCCGCTTGGGCTAATTCTCTCAGTTCCTCAACAGCTGGTTTCTGAGGATTGAAGCGAGGCAATTTCAACTGGGTATCAATGTCATATTGAATCCCTTGGACAAGTTTTTCCAAATTTGTGATAGCTTGCGGAAAGCGCTCTGCAAAATCACTCTTTAAATCCTGAGGTTTTTTAAGGACCGTTGTAGGATCAATTGGCCCTGTTTCTGTCAAGCTTTGATTGTCCTTGATGGCTGCTAGCATCTGCATGGCTTCCACATCTTCCGCCTCAAAAAATCGAACGGTATGAAGAGGAATCACAGGGTGGCTAAACTCTTGGACCGGCGTATCCGCAAAAACTCCGATGAAGTAATCTAGACCAAGCGGCAAGGCTCCACTAGCAAAAGGAGCTGGGACAATGACTGCTACTCCTTCTGTTAGGTGCTTCACATCCTCCCAATTGCTCTTCCCCATCATTTTGACGGTTGACATCTTCATCAGATTCTGGTAGCCCTTCGTTGACAGAGCGATCATCCGAAACGGAATTGTTTCATTCTCTACCTCTAGTCCAATTTCTAAACCGACCAAGGGGCTGAGCTTGTGGGCCTGACAGGCTTCGATAAATTCATAAGCACCATATAAATTATCTATATCCATGATTCCCAATGCGTCATACCCCATGCTTTTAGCCACGTGGACATAGTCTTTTATGGTCACAAGGCTTTCCATAAAAGTATAGACTGATTTGGTATCTAGCTGTGCAATCACTTCTTCTCCTCCCTCACTTGTCTATTTTTGGGACTCTTTTTTGTACAAAAAAACACCACTGCTACACAATGATGTCTCAACAACGGAAGACATGGGATTCGAACCCACGCACGCTTTTACACGCCTACCGCGTTTCCAACACGGCCTCTTAAGCCTCTTGAGTAATCTTCCATGCATAAAAATATGGAGCCGGTGGGAGTTTCTAAAACTCAATTATATAGCTGTTTTTAGGTTTTAGGGTCTGTTTTAGGTACTGACTTCTAAAACTTTCACGGCTCATCATTTGTATTACTAGTTTAGCATAGGTTCCAAGAAAGTTCAAGCTTAATTATAAAAGAGATATAGAATGAAGCTATTTAATAGGAAAAAATCTTTTATTTTTTTTAAAAAAGTTAGTAAAATCTCTTGATTTAATACAACTTTAGTTGTATAATATATACATAAGGTTAAGGAGGAAACCTTAGACAAGGAAACTAAAGAAAGGAAAAATAAATGTTAAGGCGAAGAAAAAAGCCAATCAAAGCTAAGACGAATAAGCTAGTAGTCAAAATCAACTTGTTCATCATAAGCATTGAGTGGCACATCGAATTCGGATAGTGAGCAATCACTATCCGCCCCTTGGTGGGGCTTGCTTTAATTATAACAGGTATCATGATGAAAGTAAAATTTAATGTTAAAAAAACCACAGCTAGAGAAAAACTTGAGTTTATTTTAGGGCTTCTGTTGATCGTAGTGATCATTTGGTTTTTTGTGAGGTAAATATGTTAGTTGATATCAATGCTATTAAATGGCTGCTAGAAAATGCCACAGCCTATTCTATTAGTAAAAATTGTGGATTATCCACCCAAGCAGTAGACAAATATAAGAATGGTATTTCTGATATTATGAATATGCGTTTGAAACACGCAATTAAAATGACAGAATACGCCAATCAGTTAAAAAACAAAAAGTGATGGTTATTTAATCATCACTTTTTTGATGTAAAGACCCATTGCTTATAGCACAGAATCAAAAAAAAATAGTCATTCGATTGAGGTTACAACGGACAATTTTTAAAATGTCTATTAAAACAGAAAATAAAAAAAGCCCTCCCGAATTGGGAGGGTGTGTGTCTTATTATATAGTCTCTGGCCACGGGTCATCTGTGGTATACGACATATTAGTAAATCGTAAATCTCCGATGTCTCGGTCAGTTGGGACTGGATCATCGAATTGTAAGCGTAGCTGGTTGCCGTCACCCGGCCCACCTAAATAAAAAGTGCCAAGGCGTTTACCCTTGTCATTTGTCATAATACCAAGTTTTGAGCTAGTGGCACGAAAACCGACTGGGATTCCTTGAACATTTAAGATTACCACGTTACGCTCACGGTCTGACCCTTGAGGAACGTAGCTGGGCGCACCTCGTCTCACGATCCCAAACCAACCCCACGATAGACCACCGAAGCCGACCTCTACCGTGGAGTTTACTCGCCTAAATTCTACGTATGCATTAGTTTGATTTGAGTTGATATTTTTTGGTTTAAATTTGACATCACCAAACAAAACAGACCAAGCGTTAGAGCCAGTCCCAGCGGTTTTTTTGATCCACTTCACCGCTCCATTTTTAGCCGTGGTATCAGTATAAATTGTACCGATGTCAGCGTTTAGATTATACGGGAAGCCTTGGCCTTTTAGCTCCGTACTCGCACCGCTACCAGATCCGACTGAGCGCTTCAACTCTTCCAAATCGTTTTTTGACGCAAGTCGGCTTGTATCAATCGTTGGCAATTTTGAGCGTGTGACAAACGGGTCACCGCCGTTTGCTAGTTTGGTGTCAATTAGAGCGTCCAGACCCAATTCAAGGTGTTTCTCTTTGATGTTGGTGGTCATTTGAGATTGTAGGGTGGCATAAGTTGGAAACAGCTCGTAAGCTTTGGTAGTCTGTAACGCTCCGCCTTGGTTGGCTTGAAGCGCCCCAATATCACGACCAATGGATTCTATAGCTTTTTTTAATTTATCCATTCAGTACCTCCTTAGAGGGTATTTTTAGCCGTTGTATAGATTTGTACGAAGTCAGTATTTTCCAAGTCAGTGAATTTTTGACCAAGTTCTGTCATTTTAGATACAATCGCACTATCTGAGCTTCCGCCCGCTTGAATTTTTTCAGCGATTTCTTTGAGTGTATCCAACTCCTCTGGTACACCCTCGCCAAGAATAGCAGTTTTTACTCCTTGAATAGCCGTGTCTAACTGCTGCTGAGTGATCCCAGCTTGTCCAAGCTCGGACTTGTCAGCTTTATTTGCAAGCGTGGTTTTGATTTCCTTGACATCAGCACCGACTGCTTGTGCGAATTGAGTTAATTTTTCTGTGTTTAAAGTCATATTTCTCTCCTTTAAATTTTAGCTAGATTGTATAATACGGTTAAATCTGGCAGTTCTTCAGCCTGTGGCACGTTTGGATGTTCAGAAATGTATTTGTCAATCTCTTCTCTGACATCATTTTTCACAAGTGATAGGACTTCTTCGCTTGTAAATTCGTCCGCTGAACGGGTAATATCCAAGCGTGTTGAGCGATCACTGGGGAATATATACCCGTCACAAACGACTTCTACCAAATAAGATCCAATAGGTAGGGCTTTCCCAATTTTAAAAGTAACTTTTGATTTCTCTACTGTACTCTCAAATGTAGCCTTTCCTTTTTGATTAAAGATCCTGATTGTAGCATTTTTGCCATTTAAATCACTGATTGGATGCATATTTTCATCCAACAACTCATAACCAAAAAGAGAGGCAGAGTCGCCTTGCTTTACGATTGCACCACCTTCAAATTGCTTTAGATTTGTTGAATTAATACTCATAATTCATCTCCTTTTAAGCGAATGAACCAAAGCTATTAATTCTACGTCCGTTTTCAGATTGTCCGACTGCAACATATCTTCGATTACCAGACCCTGCGATATACGTGATCCAGATATAACCATCATTATCTAACCAACCGTCATAGTTGATAGTTTGACCAGCGGTATACACCGCTACAATCTCACCAGCAAGTCCGGCAGAAGACCGTACATTGAGCGCAGAGACTTCTACTGTAAATGTGCCAGTCTCCTCGTTAAATTCGCTAGAATCTACTGTAAGAGGCTCTGACGGTTCGATAGATGCCACTTGTGCTGGTTGTCCGTCTACAGGGAAGTAAAACCAGCCTACGATACCGTTAAAGTCACGGGTGTTATATCGTGCTGGGCCACCAACGTACAGAGCATCTTCATTACCGTCAATATTCTGCTCAATGGTGCGCATGGTATATCCATCTGAATCTTCGATCACAATACCAGTATGCCCATAGCTGTGGCCATAGATGTATGTTGTATCCATAACGAATACTGCCCCAGCCCGTGGCTTGCTATCAAGATTTCCCTCTTGGTTATATTCCACCTCATAACCTAAATCACGAGCAGAATTGAGTAGATCAATAGCATTGCCCCAGAGAGTTTTGCCGAAAAAGTAAGTAGAGATTGCATTCGGTAGTGCAGCGCATTGCATCCCCCATTGGCTCATAGATACACCAGTGCCAGCATCTGCTAACCCTTCTGCATATCCCAAAATATCATTTAAAGTAGCCATTTATTGCTCCTTTCTAAAGTCAAAAGCCACCACCCAGAAAAAGGCAGTGGCTAGTAAAAAGATTGTTACTTTAAGAATTAGCTTCTTAATCAGCGTTTGGCTCATCGTAGTCAAGCGCTCGTGTGCTATCGCTCAATCCTGATGTTGTAGGGTCGTTAACAATCCCTACAAGAACAAGAAAGGCAAATAGTACATTGATAAATACAAGGACTTTATCAATCGTTTGGCCAAACTCCAATTTGATGCCAAAAATGTCAGCAAAAGCTTGGAATAGCAAGGCCAAGGCTGGCACAAGAGCAAGCCAAAAGTTTTTATTTTTCAAACGTACATTCCAGTTGATTTTCATAGTGTTACCTCTTAATTATTTTTTGTTTTGAATTAATGCTTTAAGTTCCTTCATATCCTCGCTCAAGGCTTTGACCTGCTCTGCGAGGATCAATAGAGACTTATTCTGTTCATCGTGGTTATCAAGTCGTCTAACTGCTGTCAGACGAAAATCACGCATGTTTTCAATGTCTTTTTCGATCACGACCATGCGTTTTTCTTGTGCCACGACACTTCCTTTAAAATTACCGTAAATTCCAAGTAAGATCCCGACAAATCCGACCATCATCGAGATATCTTCTGGTGTAAAGTGGATCATAGATCACGCCCCTTTCTAATTAAAGTACTGGTTGTGGTGTAGCTGTGGCCACTGGTTGTGTTTCAAGATCTCCACTTGGTTGTGCTGGCTTGTTTTCCTTTGGAAGTTCCCATTTCCAGACTGCAAGTTTTCCATCTTGCGACAATTTACCTTCGAGTTCTTCTACGCTTTCGCCATTGTAGGTAAAATCATTATTTA